CGATCAGACCTTTATCAAGTTCACCCTTGACGGCCTGCTCCGACCTACGACCAAAGAGCGCTACGACGCATACGCCATCGCGCTGAATAACGGCATCCTGTCGCTCAACGAGATCCGTCGTCTTGAAGATCGCGCAGATGTGCCTGGTGGCGACGAGCATTACAAGGCACTGAACATCGGCGTAGTTGGTCAGGAGCCACAGGCTTGAGCTACATCATCGTTGACCTTGACGGCACGCTCATCCTTGAGAATGAGCAGCCCAATCAGCCGCTGATCGATCTCCTCAACGAGGAGGTCATGTCTGGCGACAAGCAACTGATCATCGTCTCGGCGCGCAGCATTGAGCGCCTACAAGAGACGCGCGCATGGCTTCAGGAGTACAAGGTCGCAGGAGTAGAAGAGGTACACCTCAACGACTTTGAGGGTTCACCGTTCGCTACCGGCTTGGCGTTCAAGGAGTTCAAGTACGGCCTCCTGAAGGAGCAGTACGGCGCAGAGTTGGAGTACGCCATTGACAACGATCCAGCCGTGCGCGAGATGGCTCGCGGCTTGATGATCGAGGCGTACTCTCCTGACGAGTATGTCGCCGACGAGGAGCGCGCTGTCTACGAGGTGCCGAACTACATCCGTGACGCAGCTGCGCGCGGCTTGTCATTCGTAGAGGACGGTCTCGCTGGTGACGGCTTGCAGGCCCAGACGATCTCCGAGGCGCGCGAACTCGCAGCCGGTCGCGCGGACACCGACAAGGTCATCCGTATGGCCGCGTGGATTCGCCGTCATCGCGGCGACTGGGAAGGCGTGGCACAGAATGAGGATGAGGACAGCGAGGACTTCCCAGGTCCAGGCGCTGTTGCTGGCTTCCTTTGGGGTGTGGAAACAACTGACCGCGACGCGACTGATCGCGTACTCTCGTGGGCAGATGCTTTGATCGCAGCTGAAGATAGGGAGATCATTGATATGAAAGAGAAAGAAACTCGCTCACTTCCGATTGGCGAGTACCGTCTTGCCGAGGCTGATGCTGACGGTCAGCGCACCTTCAGCGGCTACGCTGCGATCTGGAACAGCGCCAGCGCTGGTCTGCCATTCGAGGAGCGCATTGCGCCAAACGCCTTCAAGCGTTCACTGTCTCGCGCATCGGCAGGGCAGAAGATCATCTCCTTCCTGTTTGGTCATGACGAGACGCGCGCTCTGGCAACGACCGCGAGCGGCCGCCTTCAGTTGACCGAGGACGAGACTGGTCTGCGCGTTGAGGCGAAACTAGATCCAGCCGATCCAGACGCTGCCAAGGTGATCTCGATGCTGACGCACGAGAGCGCCGCTGCCGGTATGTCATTCGGCTTCCAGAAGGTTCAGGATTCGTGGGATGGCAATCAGCGCACGATCAAGGAAGCCAACCTGTTCGAGGTGAGCATCCTTGCTGCCGGTGGTCAGACCCCTGCCTACCCTGCAACCCTTGGTCTCACGGCAATCCGTCAAGTCACTGCGCCAAAGATCGGCGTAGAGGCTGAGGCGTTGATGGCCACACTTGAGTCAGTCAAGGCTGGACGAGAACTGTCCACCGAGGAAGTGGCTGTCATTGATGCTGTCCGCTCGAAGCTAGCGCCAAAGCAGGAGAAGGTCATTGACCCATCCGTCGCTGCGGCAATGCTGGCGATTGTAGCGGCAGAAGGTGAAGCACTCTAGGTCTCGTGCCTGCGCCCCACCGCCCTGAGTAGGCGAGTCCGCGTTAGAGCAACCCACCGAGGAGAGCAAAGTAGATAGTCCGCCTATGTGCGGAGAAAGGAAGTGGACACTATGTCCGACTTCGCAAATCTCGCTGACAAGCGAGCAAACCTCCTGACGGAGGCACGCGGCATTGCCGTTGAGGCCGCCGATAAGGGTCTCGCCCTGGAGGGCGAGGACAAGGCGCGCTTCGAGAAGCTCATCGCAGAGGCTGGCACGCTTGCCGAGGCGATGAAGTCCGAGAAGAACGCTACCGAAGCACGCAAGGCTGCTGACGAGGCTCGCGCCGAGTTCGCCGCTGTTGTTGCTCCTACGGCTCCTAAGGCTAAGACGGACTCGGAGCGCCTGCGCGCCATCGGTCTTGCTGGCGGCACGGACTCGTTCGAGTACCGCGATGTGACCAAGAGCAGCAACCTGGGCGATCCAGTTGCCGTGTTCCCACGCGTCAATGTTGTGGCTGGTCAGATCAACCCATTCATCAACCCAGATGTTGTTGATGTGATCCGTGTTGCCACCGGCAACGCGATCAAGTTCCCACGAGCCACGGCTCTCGGAACCGCAACGGCACCAGGCGAAGGTGGAACGATTGTTGAGAGCGACCCAACGATGGGCACGCTTCAGCTCACGCCATCCGGCTACAAGATCCTTGTACAGGTCTCGGAAGAGCTTGTTGAGGATGCAGCCTTCGACATCGCTGCGTTCATTGCGGACGCTGCTGGTCAGGAAGTTGCTATTGCCCACGGCGCAGCCGCTGGTACCGCAGTCGTGACGGCGGCAGGCACAGGCGTAACTGGTGCGACCTTCGTACCAACCTACGCTGAGCTTGTTGCTCTTCAGTACTCGGTCAAGCAGCAGTACCGTTCAGCCGCGAAGAGCGGTTGGTTGATGTCCGATGCGACCCTTGGAACCATCCTTGGGATCACTTCGTCCAGCCTTCCACTCTTCCAGCCAGGCGGACAGGGTGGCGTTGATCGTCTCCTTGGCAAGCCTGTCTACACCGCTTCAGGGATTGCGGACATTGGCGACAATGCCAAGCCAATCCTGTTCGGTGACCTTGGTCAGATCAAGACCGCTCTCGTCGGTGGCATCCAGGTGGATGTCAGCCGCGAGTACGCGTGGAACCTTGGCCTTGTTTCGTACAAGGTCACCGTTCGTGGCGCAACCGGCCTTGCTCAGTCAGAGGCCGTCAAGCTCTTCGTCTGCGCCTAATCCGTTAGGAGCAACGAATAGTTCGTGGGGAAGGGGAGCCGCTTCGGCGGCTCCCCTGAACCGCAAGTAAGGAGATCAATGCTCGTTCGACTTTGCAAGCGACGCGGTGAATATCCGAGCGGCTCAATCGTTGACCTGCCACAGGCAGAGGCGGAGAGCCTGATTGGGTTTGGCTTGGCTGAGGCTGTTGCAGATGTCGACGCAGAGGCACCAACGCGGCTCGTAGAGCGCGCGAAAGTATCAAAGGGTATGAGGACTGCTACCCTGCCAACAGAGACCGCCAGCGTGGCGGAGATCGTGGAGGCTGAATAATGGCCGCACAGATGATCTCCAAGACCACAACAGTCTCAACGACTCCTGTCCTCATTGCGACAGGAATGAGCGGCGCTTCGTGGATTACCATCCATTGCGAATCAGCAACTAAGGTCTATGTTGGCGGCGCGACCGTGGACGATGTCAACGGCTTTGAGATTCACCAGAACAGCACGGTAACGCTCTGGCTACCAGAGGGAATCAAGATGTACGCCATGGTAAAGACCGGCTCTGTAGACTTGTCAACCATCCATTCAGGAGGGGCATAAATGTCTTACGCATCACTGTCAGAGTTCAAGGCTGCGGTCAACATTACCGATAGCACGGATGACAGCGCACTCCAGTCTGTACTTGACGCAACCGATACGCTGATCGATCTCTACTGCGACCGGAAGACTGGTTTCGGCACCGCGTCGGAGACACGCTTCTACACGGCGGAGGACTACGAGTATGTGTTGACCGACGATCTCGTCAGCGTCACCACGCTCCAGACAGACGATGACGCGAACGGCACCTACGAGACCACCTGGACGGCTGGCACCGACTATGTGCTGGCTCCGCGCAATGCTGCGCTAGATGGCTTCCCCTACACCGAGATCGATACGAGCGTCTCATGGCCGCGCAACTTCCCTAAGGATGTCTACCTTGGGGTCCGCGTGGTCGGCGTGTTCGGATTCCCATCGGTACCAGCTGCGGTCAAACAGGCTGAGATCATTCAGGCTGGCGCTGTCTGGAATAGCCGCACCGCGCCATTTGGCGTGATCGGATCTGCTGACCTTGGCGGCATCCTCCGTATGAGTCGCGCGCTGCATCCAGAGGCTGCACTCATCCTTGAGCCGTATCGGAAGCGTGGAGGGTTGGCACGATAATGGCACTTGGCAATACTTACAATCTTGAGATCAAGCAGGGCGCGACACTCTCGCTGACTGCCACCTGGAAAGACTCCACCGGCACGGCAGTCAACCTGACTGGCTACACGGCACGGATGCAGGTGCGCTCAACCTACGATGCGGCCACCACGATCCTCAGCCTCACTAGCACCGGCGGAGACATCGTGCTTGGCGGCGCGGCTGGCACCATTGCGATCACCGCATCTGCCACGGTTACCGCTGCGCTGACTGCGCCGTGGTCTGGCGTGTGGGATCTGGAACTTGTCTCTGGCGGCGGCGTGGTCACTCGACTTCTGGAAGGAGCTGCGACTGTCTCGCCTGAGGTGACGCGATGAGCGTAACGGTCACCAAGACCGAGCAGACGGTCACGGTCACGCAGGACAATCAGACCGTCACCCTCACCCCAGTCACGCAGACCGTTGAGGTTGCTGCCGCAGGACCACAGGGCGCATCTGGCACCAACGGCACCAACGGTACCAACGGTCAGGGCGTACCTGTTGGTGGAACCACTGGGCAGGTTCTCGCCAAGATCAACGCCACTGACTACAACACGCAATGGACAACGCCAGCAGCAGGAACCGTCACATCCGTCACTGGCACTGCGCCAATCGTATCGTCTGGCGGCACGACTCCAGCCATCAGCGTCACCGCCGCATCAACCGCCGCCGCAGGCGTCGTGCAGCTCAGCGACTCCACATCGACCACGAGCAGCACCGTCGCCGCTACCTCAACCGCTGCTAAGGCGGCGTATGACCGTGGCAGCACAGGTGTGACTGACGCGGCAACCGCGCAGACTACTGCCAACGCAGCCATCCCTAAGTCAACGGTCACGACCGCTGGCGATGTGATCTACGCAACTGGCTCGGCTGCCGTCGCTCGACTTGGCATTGGTACGGCTGGGCAGGTACTCACGGTCAACTCAGGAGCTACGGCACCACAGTGGTCAACGGCCGCAAGCGGTGGAGTGACATCCGTCACCGGCACTGCGCCTATCGTTTCTAGCGGTGGTGCGACTCCAGCCATCAGCGTCACCGCCGCATCGACTTCCGCCTCTGGCGTGGTGCAGCTCAGCGATTCAGTCAGCACTACGAGCAGCTTGCTTGCCGCTACGCCGACTGCCGTCAAGACGGCGTATGACATTGCCACGGCAGGGTGGGAGGCGCACACCTTTGGTACGGCTGGAGTTATTGCTACTGTTCCAAGATTCGTGCTTACGGTTGGCACTACTCCTGCAAGCGGAACAATCGTTCATAGCAGAATCATTCCGCACAGAGATTTCACCGTGACAAACATTGCTTTCGTGTCTAGCTCATCGGCTTCGGTGCCAACACTTATCCGCTTTGGCATCTATACGCGTAGCGGCACAACCTTCACGCTTGTCGCTCGCACGGCATCAGACACGACCATCTTCAACGCAACCAACACCAAGTTCACTCGTGCGCTCAACACGACAGGTGGCTACCCTGCAACCTACACAATGATCGCTGGCACCGAATACTTCCTCTCGGTGATTCAGGTTGCGTCCACGGCTGCACAGCTTCTGACGGCATCGGCCAGAGTTGCTACCGCAGCGAACGCTGCAACTGGCGTCGCGTACTACACCGACGCGAGCGAAGCAGATCTTGTGACACCATCAACAGGATCAGCCAGCGGAAGCATTGGCGGTTTGTTTGCGGAGGTCTCCTAATGCCAGTCATCATTGAGCCAGCCTACCTAGACGAGCAGACTGGTATGCTCACCGAGATCGTCCGAGACGCAGAGACTGGCGAGATCATCGGCAAGAACGAGCGTATGCCTGAGGAGGCCCCAGAGTGACTGACCT